ACTCTGAAAGCGGAATGATCTCACCCTCAGGAACGGCACCATTTTCAAGTGTTCCGGTCACTTTCATAACCTTAAGTACGGAACCTGACTCTTTCTGAATCTTTCTCGTAATACCGAGTGCTTCAACAAGTTTGCGGATGTCGCCATTGAATAACTCAACGAACTCTATCTCACGCACTCTGGCAAAATTAGCAGACTTACTAAGCCTTGCTTCGGCTTCATTAGTAACGTTAGTAGGCATATTGTTTTCCTCCTATAAAAAATTTTTATCTAAATAATTCAATGTTTTCCGCAATAGCCTTACGTCTTTCTTCGCCGTCCTTAATCGCCATAATCTGCTCTTTAGTCATTGAAGCGTAAACGCCTGTTTTGGCACGCGGAATTGATTTATACATTTCCTGTTCTTTGGCTAAAACTCTGTCGTCGATTATCTTTTTCTGAAGTTTGAAAAGCGTGTCGACGTCGTTATCAACCTGTGCGGTCGCTGCCGCAATAGCTGATTCCTTGTCATAACCTAAGTCCAGAAAACTCTCCGTAAATTTATGGATCGAGTTTTCTCGTTCCAACTCAGCTAAACGTTCATCACGTCTTGCTTCGGCTTCTGCCTTTTCCTGTGACGCTCTTTCCTGTTCGGATAACGTCGCATTGTACTTTTTCTTGTAGTCGGCAACATCTGAACTTGCCTTGTCTAAGGCTCTTTTCAGCTTTGCAATTTCAACCATCTGCTGTTGAATCGTGTCCTCTGCTGACGGGGTAGGCTTTTCATCAGCTTTAGGCGCTGATTCCGGCTTAACTAAGGTCTGTGTTGCTTCGTTTGTTGCTTCATTCGTTGTTACGTTTGTGTTCTCGTCCATAAAGATTTACCTATGTCCTTTCTGCGTTTAATTTGTTTGATAAGGCGCTTTTCTCTAAGTGCCAAAACATTTGCGCTTTGTAAGTCATCTCCGACTAATTTTTGTGCGGTTTTAACGTCCTTCTCTGGACATATAAAAAGGACACCCGAAAGTGTCCGTTGTTATTAAATGTATTTGACCTGGCATCTGCATGAAACCGTTTCCTCAGGATGACTCGCTCCCGTGGAAAACTCACTTGTCACATCTTTGGGGTAAAGCATCTGTGCCATACCGACATAAAAGTATGAGTCAATCGGTATCTTTGCGCCCTCTACCTCGATGTGTGTAGGTCGCACTCTGTCGTCATTGTAAGTAATCCATATTTTATGAGTCTTGCCTTGTTTCTTAGCTTCGACAAACTCAGCGCTGTTATAAAGCGTGTTGGCTTCATTCTCAGCTATGAACTGCGCCCTGTCCTCAGAAATCCAATACTTTGAATTTCCTGTATAGTCGTAATCATGCGGATACTTGGCAAGGTTTTCGACCGTGCTTTTATAGGTTTCGTTGACTAAGTCCATGATATATTTGTCTTTTTGTTCCTCAGACTCGAAAAACTCTGTATCCTCGACGGCTTCATATAGCGAATTGACAAGTTCCTGTTTCGTTCTAACCTCAGGAAGTCCGGCATCGACTAACGTAAAGAAAATCATTATCATGTCCTCAATCGTTATCGCTAATGCTTCTCGACGCCGTTTTTGTTCCTTTGTCAGTTCCATATCACCAAAATACTCGTAATATGGTAACGACCGCCTTTTCAGGATATTTATTTTGTCGAAGTTCTGAATATCAGCCATTTATGTTTGGACTCCTATCAATCTGATCCGTAATCCTGTCACTTGACAGTTCCGTATCAACTTCAAACTGATTTTCGCCCTGTATCTGTTCCTCACCGAAAGTTTTTTGCTGATACTGTTCTATGGTTTCCTTTGAACGCTCCCAAACCTGTGACGGATCGTCAAAGTAGTTAATACTCTGTATTGCGTCAAGTCCGTAAATGCCGTGTGCCAACATCGTTGCAAGGGCATTTGTCTTAACCGTCATTTCATAAGATTTCTGACGCTTAATATATGGCTTAACGTCGGCAAGTGTCAGATTCTTAATCGGCTCGTCAGACTTAATCTTTGCCTGTTTCTGTATTACTCTGAATACAACTCGAAGTTCAGCACACTTGCAAAGGTCCTGTATGTTTTCCTTTTTGCTTGCTGACGCTTCGGCAGCGCTCCATCCAGACGCATCCGACATAGCGATACCCGATGAACCGCCGGATGTATCGTTCCTCTGAGGAACATCACACTTGCTTAGTATCGTCTGTCGCTTGTTAACTATATTGCTTAACACACCGCTATAATTGTAATTTACAGTTAACGGCGTGATAAATGGCTTGTTGCCGTTCTGATTTGAATAGGTCTGCAACCATTGTCCGTTCTCAGGACGTTTGGTCTTTTCAACTGTTGAACCATCCTCTAACTCAACGGTTTCTGTCGGGAAGTCAACGTCATTTGCGTGCCAAACAGCCTGTGTGTTTTGATCTACGTCATTAAGGAAATCCGAATTAAGTAGGTTCAGCGCATCCATTTCTGGAATCTGACGTTCAAAACAACCCATCCTGTCATATGCTCTTATCCACTCGATAATCGGTATAACGCCTAACGGATTCGACCATTCATCAATCTCATTCTTGCTGTTTACGATATATCGGCTGTCTTTAGTAAAACAGATATACTGTGAATCGCCCTTTTCGTCTGTTCCTGTAAAGGTGACAGCAAGGATAATGCGGTTATCCGTGTAGTATGTACTTCTCACTACGAAAGTGAAGCGCGGGTCTAATACATCAAGCGTGAACGGACTCTCGCCTTCCTCATATTCGTCGTTTCTGTCGATATATGTGTATCCGACACCTGTAATCTCGACATATCTCGCAAGTTCCTGTTGCTTACCTCTGTTTCCGGCAAGTTCATAAAAGTCATTAAGTAGCGAAATAGCTTCGGAATCAACCTCTCTTGCGCCACGCTGAACTATGGTTATCGGATAACCCCAATCGTATCCGAGTTTAAATTCCGTAATCTGATTTGCGATATTGTCAATGTCCTGTATGTCTATCTCAGGACGTACCTTTTTCTCACGCGGTAAGAACTGATCGCCTTTTTCATAGCGAATCAGCTTTTCCATGTCAAAAACGTTACTCATATGCGCAGATTTTGCACTTGTCAGAATGTCTATTAAGTTTTCTCTTGTGACATACGGTTCTGACGTATAGATGTTTGCGCGTCCTAACCTTGTATCGTATATCGGATTGTAGACAACTCGTTCTCTTTCAACCATTACCAAAACCTCGCACCTGATGAAGTCGCCCTCTCAGGCTTATTCACTACCATTGTTCGTCTGCCCTGTGGCTCGAATCGGATGTATCTGTTACAATGTTTGCACTTGACAATCACATTCATCGTCTGATTCAGTTCGTATTTATAGATTTCGCTTGCACACTCAGGGCAATATACCGTTCGTTTCACTTAAACCTCTTTTCCCCATGAAAAAACCCCCGCACCATGCGAGGGTTCTGAGGGAGATTACTAAGATAGATTACATAATTCCACTTCTACTGACTTTATCAAATCACAAGAAATCAGAAATTTCAATGTCTTAAATGTCTTGTTATGTCTTTTTTGTCTTTATTTTTTATTTTTCTGCAAAAATATTGCCAAATTTTTTATCAAATTCGAGTAAAGCGTGTCCATGAAGCACATTTGCGTGTGACCGACTTATGTGCAATCTGTCGCAGATGAATTGCCAATCCTTTGACAGCACATATCGGAAAAACAGAATTACATAATAATCATTGTTTATCTCAGCCATTTCCTTAATCTGATTCTCAATTAAGGTCAATTTAATGCCATAACTTGTCAATTCTACACCGAGTCTGCCCTTTTTCTGTTCCAATCTGATGACTTGCTCACCTATCGGGTCCTTTACAGGTGATGTTTGGACACGATCATCGAATGACGGACTCTTAATGCTTATCATTTCGATGTCGATTGACTTTAAATGTTCCGCAATCGCCTGATAATTACGGTGTATGGTCTGATAACTCTGTAAATACTGTTTTGCTGTCATGCTAATCTTCCTCTCTGTCCTTTAAAACGGACAATCTATTACTCTTGCTTTTCTCTGTAATGTGTCAAACGTCTGTTCCGCTATCTGCGATATTGAATCAAGCGCATCATCATGGACGTTCTTGCCTATGGTTACATAGGTCGCCATTTCATTTAACGCTCGTTCGTACTGTGCATCACGCTCAAATATCATTACATCGTCGTTATATTCATCCTCTGTGTGTTTCGTACTGTCCAAAAATCTGAATTTCTGACGTATAACGCCCTCACACGCCTTGATTTTGTCCTCTTTGGATGCCATGTTAGGTGCTCTCAGACTTTCACAGCTACACAGATAGTTTCTCGACTTAAGTTCTTCCTGTACTTTGCCCGCATACAGATTACCGCCCGCATTTGCTTCAAATACGACTCGTTTAACACCGAATTTCATAATCATGTCAACGACACCTGGAACCGTTATCGGCACACCACTCGAATTGAAGTACCATCCGACTATGTATATGATTTCGTCCGTTTGGTCTTGCAATCCTATCGGCATTGATACTGAGTCGCCACCACCGAAAGCCACGTCGCAGCATACACGGAATTTATATTTGCGGTCTTTAGATAAAACACCGTTAAAGTAGCCTAATTCGTCAAGCGGAAGTAAAATACCCTCACGAACATACGGATTCTGCATGAACTTCGCTTGCCACTCAGCCTCGTTTCCGGCTTTTATCAGCTTTTCTTTCATGTCCAGATAATATTCCGTAGGAAACCCTTTGCCCTCAACGTCATAATCAAAGTTGCTCTCGTTATTTTCATTGAGTGCCGGAATCTTCCTGAAAACATAATCGGGGTTATTGCTATACATTTCCTCTAAGCGCTTAATCGGATCAAGAACATTCCACAAGGTTCCAATCATGATTTCTTTAGCGCCGTTATTTTTTCGGTCAACGCACTTGTTGAGATATTCCGAAAACGTGTCATTCATTCGTTTAGGTGACAAACTGTGCTGCCTATCTCTTACAAGGTCGTCTACAAACAGGTATCCATCTGAGGATATGTCTATCGCACCCGTCCATGTACCATCAATACCTCTAAAGGTAAATGTCGGGAAATCACCCTTAGTCGCAAGTGATATTGTCATCTTTTCGGCAGACTTGTCCTCGATAAACTTGATGTTCGGCTGAAAATACTGATATAGTTCCTCGAAACAATACTCAGGTGACGTTAACAGGTCGAGCATTTCCTTGTAAAAATGATCCGCGAGATAACCTGAGTGCGTACACATGGCACTATGGCTATATGGATGCCTTAGGCATATCCACGCGCCGAAAAATACCATTATCGTACTCTTGCCGACTCGCGAAGGCTCTGACAAGGTGTACATTTTCTGTGTTTTGCTGTCCTCTAAAGCCTGTAAGTCCTCAACAACTATGTGCTGCGTACACGCTCGCGGTTCATAAAACCGCTTTTCATAGTCGCGTTTATGCTCCATGTAGACTAAAAACGACTCAAAATACCAAAACGACTCTAATTTAACCGTGTCCCAATAGATTCCGCGCCATATCTCAGCCTGTTCTTCCTGTTTCGTTACCTGTCTGAGTGCCGTTTCCTTGATATAATCCGAATATTTCTTGTATTCGTCCTTGTTATCCGAATCGTTCAGAAACCCATGCTGACACACGGCAAACATATCACGAAAATCCTCTATATCCGCGATCTCTTTGGACTTTATCGACTCTATGACCGTCTTATACGCATTTTTACAATCTTTTCGCAAATAAAAAATGCCCCCTATACAAAAATAAGAAGCACCATTACGCTTGTTATCTACCCACCATCACGGATAGACCGAAAATCTATATTATCTTGAAACGACCTTTTTGCTGACTTCAGCTACGGTTACGCCGTTCGCCGATTTTCTTAACTCAACATCTTTACCGGAACTCAGCGCTTTCGCTATCTGCCCCGCCTTTTCTATGATTATCAGTTCAATCTTGTCCTTCGTCATAACTTTCCTCACAGCACAGAACCGCCAGAGCAATATCTAAACAGTTCTTTCGCGCATCCTCACTCTGACACTCTCCATCAGCATAATGAACGCATTGTTCAAAGTGACATTTATTTTCTCTTAAGTTTATTTCTAAATTTAACACATTTCTGTACCCGATCATCGAAATATACGTTGCAATCCCGTATCTTTGCCATCTGTAAGTCAAACAAATGCTGTTCTTCCCGAAACGCCTGATACTCAGGACACTTGCCATGACACCCTAATTCTCTTTTCTCACAATCTTTACATGGTGCTTTCGGTCGCATTTCTTTTCCTCACTCTTAGGGGTTACGCCCTGTTTCGACATCTAAGCCGCTACGTTAAATGTCACGCACAGGGCAAGCGCATTGAGAAGGTATTTGGTGAACTCACGATGACAGTAAGTTCAAATCCCTCGCGGGGTCTTTGACACCCCTTTAATCAGCGACTTCACGCTACGAGGTTGAAAGGTAACTAAATATGACACACGCTTAATGGTCTTTCATATATCCTACAACTGACGCTAACATGAACATCATACATATGTCAGCTATCAGGTTCAGAATCAGTATTACTAAAATCGCTACTAACATTAGCTGATTTTTCTCCTTATCACACTCTTACATCGTTTACACACATAAACGATATATGTCATGTCCCCTTTGGTGCGCTTATAACATTTCGTTTCCTGGCATCCACAATTAGGACATTCGTTCTCTTTGATCTCTCGCATATTTACCACCCCTACACCTAACACGCCTTATTCTCTTTAGAACCCTACACCCCGAATTTCGTCGGGTACGAATCTACTTAACATCCTTTTCCGGCATCGGAACTTTATATCCCTCTGTGCAATATGTTATTGCCTGATATGTTACTGTGGGTATCTCTACATCGGGATTTAATGTGATCGTTATATCTATGTTCTTTACATTATCGCTATAACAATTTAGCATATCCTCTAAACAACTCTTTAGGTGATGTCTATATATTTCTATTCTCGATTCGCTTTCTTTAATCATACCCTTCTCCTTGTCGTTTGGGGATTTTTTCATTTTTGCAAACTTGAGGGGTTTCCCCCGCCGAGATAGTTAGACGCATATAACACCTGTACGGGTTGTTTAACGACTTCATACGGCCCCGGCTGAGGTTTTCCAGGTATTATGCAAAATGCACAATGTATAAAGACTATACCCGTTATACAGACGTTAACCGTCGTTTTTATCCAAACGCAGGCGGCCAGTGCGTTCAGAAGGTATTAAATACACTGTATTTTGCGTTATTTGTGCGGCCTGATTAGCGCTCCATCTGAGGCCGGCTTCAATATCATTATTCGCAACCGCAACCGCACCCACGGGGCCGGCATCCTTCAGATGATCCACAAGGGACCGCGTATTATAATCTTGTATTTTAGCTAATAATAACCGTTTAGGGTTTAACAAATCATTATCAGAAGCACACCACAATTTAATTGTACTGTAAGAAATACCGGAAAATATAGAAAAACTAAATAAACCTAAAGCTTTATTAAAAAAACTACAAACATTTATAAAAGTATCAATAACAATGTTTAGCTGATCTATGTTATCATAATCAATTAAAGAAGCCTGATTATTATATAAATTATGATCCGGTTTAAATAGATTATTATAACAATAGCGCAATATATTATTTACTTCTGTATGTTTAATGTTAGTTCTAACGTTATAGTTATATATATCTATTCCGTATATATCACAGTATTTTTTAATAGTTTGTTCTACCTGATCTTGTATCGTGTCCGGGTTTATGAAGTTGTATTGCGGTTTAGGTGCTTTTTTTGTATTCATAATACATAACCATAAAATAAAATAATCAATTTATCAGATGAAATAATTATATATTCATAACTGCCCTGCGGCAGTTGTTCTAATTGTTTATTCAATACAATATATAATAATATCTGATGCCCTGCCGGGCGTGTTCTATGCTTTACAGGTACCACACCGGCGGCCGGTTGTAAAGGGGCCCTGCATAAAGTTTATATATAAAGTTTATGCAATTGCATATATGTTATATATAAAGTTTATGCAAAATCAGAAAAACCCCGGTTTTATAGCCTGATATAAAACCTGCTGATCCGGGTTAAAAAATAGCCTGCTAACGCAGCCGGGGTTTTTACCTGAGGCGGGGCTGCTGATCTGAGCGCACAAAAAAAGAACGCCCGCGGGCGTTCTTTTCGTTTACTTTTCGTTTTCCTGATCTGAGGCCGGCTCCGGGTCCGGGGTCCACTCTAAAAGGGCTCCCGGTTGTTTTTTTAGCATATTACAAATAGCATTTAATGATTTTATTCCAGGAACCCCGCCCTGCCTGATTTGCTGCAGGGCGTTTTCACCTAATAATTTATTATTTCTAATAATACTTGTGTTATATCCTTTTTCTTTTAATGCCTGCATTACATCTATTTTAAATTTTATCATATGGAATATAAAACCCCCTTTAATTTTTGAATAATATTATCACATTTTTTCTAATGTAACAATAACATTTTTTATAATGTATCTGAAAACATTATATTCAATGTAACAATATTGTAACAATTTACATTATTTATAGTGTAATTTATACAATAAAACTACATTATTTTTAGTGTAATTGTATATTGACTTTTACATTATTTATAATGTATTATGTGTACAACAAGTTAACAAGTAGTACATAGGCACGGAACGCGCCGCCCGCGCTTGGTATGCGGCAGACAGTCCAAAAGTTAAACAATGGCCTTGTAGAAATGCGGTAGTAAGTCAAGGGAGGTTTAACATTACACCATAGGCCCCGGCAAAGTAACCGGAAGGCAAAACCCCGGGGCGGCCGTACTACTCAAAATAATTATAAAAGGAGGATCAGAAAATGAAAACTAACGCCGCTTATACAAACGAAATTTTAGCCGGTTATTTAATGAATAATAACCGCGTAAACGTGGAGTCACTTGCAGATAATATCTGGATCACAATGTACCACGACCGCCGCACAAATGAAGAAGCCATACACAACACCCGCCGCAAGCCGCGCAGCGTCGCAATTGAAGGCCTTATGAACTGGATAAACTTAAACCTGCCCTATTACGGTTATGAAGGCTTTTATGCAACAAACAAGCAGGTTATGAAGTTTGACAGGGAGCACGGCGGCAGCCTGGAAGAAGTTCTGGATGAACTCGAAAACTGGATCATAGCTGAACGCAACGAAAAATAATATCAAAAGGAAGGAAGGCCCCCGGCACGGGGGCCGCAGGTGTGAAAATATGAAAAATGCAAGTCAGATAAAAAAAGACTATATGAAAACTATTGACAGGATAAAAGCAAATGAAGCAAAAATTGACACTTTGTCGCAGGCTGATGAAATACGCGCCGCTATTCAAGAAAAAGACATTGCAAAGTATAAAAACTTATGCACCGCGCGCAAAGAAAACGACGACAAAATAATAAAATTGTCTGAAGCCGTTTATCTGGATAATATCGCCGCAAAAATTCTGAACGAAAATTTAAAGGCCGCCGCAGTTGCTGAGGTTTTGCCGGTTATATCTGAGGTTTTGACAAAATACAACGGCAAGCCATACGGCGAAAAGACTTCTGAAAAGATCAGAACCGAACTAAAAAACAGAACCGGCTATTATATAACTTTTCACGGCGAAAAAATAACCATATACGATGCAGCTATACAGTACAACCGCGAAGCCCTGATATATACAGGATATAACACGCCGGTTATAACAAACGAAAATAAGATTGACGCAGGAGCCCTGGAAAACGCCCGCAACCGCTATAAATACGCAGAAAACCCTGCAGCGGAGGCAAAAAAACTTGTAAAACTATACAACAAGGCCCGCGCCGCGTATGAAGAAGCGAAGGAAGCGCTGAGTGCATACAACACCGCCGCACCTGAAAACTTGTATAAAGAATTGCGCAATAACTATTTACCGCACACCATTTTAACAACTTATTAAAGATCACAACACCCCGCAGCAACACCGGGCAAATACAAAAAGGCGTTCACGGCGCCGGCGGGGTTTTCCTGAAAAATAAATTATAAATTAAAAGGAGGTAACACTATGGGAACTATAAATTATAACAAATCAGATTATATAACAATGGGTATAAACCCCGGTAAAGTCTGGGATATACAAAATGATCCGGAGGTTATAGCTGAGGTAAAGGAAAGTATAAAGCCATACGGCGGCACTTTTGAAAATGCTATGAATGAATACATAGAAAATATTTTTGCTGAATCATTTGATGAAATAGAAGCCATTTTAAATAAATATAGCTTTTATTATTATCATATAGCATTAAAGCCGGGTTATTATGAAGGCTTTTATCTGGATATTGAAAACAATTTTTGTATATGTTACGACACGTGGCAAGACAAACGCGAAGCGCAAAAAGAGATCACACAAATCAAAAAACTCCTTCATGAACTAACCGCCGCCGGGCTTGTGGCTTGTTTTCCTGGATGGTGCACGGGTTATGCAACACCAAACGAAACGCGCGCCGCAATAGATAAAGCTATAAAAGAAATGCGCGGGGAGGCTGAGTTTACGCCCACATGGTTAGTATATAACCGTTTTGAATTTCCATTTCGTTAGAAAAAAAGGAGGGCTATATTATGAAAAACTATATTATAACATCATACAAGGGCCCCCGGTTAGTTTTAACACCGGCAAGCGCTGAGGCGCTGAACAAATACCGGCCGCGGGGCTGCCCTTTTGAAAATTATACAATGTTGGACTTATTAAAAGACTTTGCAAAAATGGATTCCTGGATATTAGAAAAAAACAAAAAGTATAACATTTTAGATTTTTTGGACCTGATAACAGATATAAAAGCCCGTGTTTATAGGGCCGGTTTTGAGGAACTTATAACGGAGTAAAGGAGGCGCGGTATGAAAACAATTATTTTAATAACGGCCGCTTGCCTGATCTTAAAAAAAGCCGGTTTTATACGGGAGTTGCTGAGGCGGTGCCGCTTTAAAGATGAAGCGCCGCCGGGGTATTATCAGAAGCCAAACAATGAAGCCACGCTGAGAAAACAACGGGAAGCGGCGGTCCGGTACATACTAACCCGGCAGGGTTATGAATACATAGAAACAATAAATTATATGCCTGATGAAATGCTAATATCAATTATAAATGAGTATAGGCCGTAAACAGTAAATACAATATAACGCCGGTGCAATACCGGCGGCGGCTATTCCGGGAGGCGTTAACATACCCGCTTCAATCAGTTGTTAACCGTGGTGCAGCATACGAAACAACTGCAAAACAAATAAAAAAATTATTATATAGGAGGGCTTTATTATGGCAGCTTTAAATATTAAAAATATTATTTATTCATATTTACTTGATAACATGATACTCGAAAGAACTTTAAAAATTCATTATATAACCGGCACCGGTTGCGGTGATTTTGTTATAAATGATTTATGGCAGTTTTTTCCGGTTGCACCTGGAAAAATGAAAATATTAATAGATATAATCAGAAAATCGAATAACCCGCAGGAGCCGGCTGAGGCTTTATATAATTATTTAAAAGGTTGTGCAGATTATTTAACCACATTACGCGATAAAAGCGCGGAGCAGGCCTATAATGACACGGAAAAAAGCAACACCGCGCAGCTAACAAATGAAATAAAAAGATATATTGCAAATATTGACGCGCTGAGCGCCGCCTTCAAACTTGAAGCCGTGACAGATAAAAACGCCGTTAAAATGACAAAACAGGAAGTTTTAACACTTAAATATGATCCGGCCGGCCGTGCATATAAAGCTGAAAATCACACCGGCAAGCGCTTTATAAAAGGCAGTGTTGTATTCCACGTTTACAAGGTTAACAGACTAACATATATTATAATACCCTGCGCCGGGCTGCCCGTCGTAACTTATGAAGGCGCTATAAATGCCGCCCCGGAATATATAACCCCGGAATTATTAGAAAAAATTAAAACATGGAATTTTACAGAACCAAACGCGCGGCTTCTGGATGTTATAAAAACCGCTGAAAACATAATTATAAATAATGATATTTACTTAACAGAACCGGAGCCTGCTGAGGAAGTAACGAACGCCGCGCCGGATCAGATCATAGAAAAAACCACGGCACCCGCACCAAAAACAGAACCCGCCGCAAGTCCTGAAAACGACACGCCCGCACCCGCTGAGGTTGCACCGGCTATTATAGACACGGCAAAACAGGCGCCGCCGGTATATATTGCGCTTGTATATTATGGATGTATAGCCGCCGCACGCCGTAAAACAGGCATAAACGGCCGTTATAATAACAACCGGGTAAAAGCTGAGGCAAGCCCGGAAAAAGCGCAAAACGGGCCGCAGGGCGCCCTATTCAATACAGGCCGCCGCGCTACAATAACGCGCTATAACACCGCACACCGTGCCGCCCTGGAATATTTAAACGCGGGTTATTATATCAGACACGCCTGCGGGCGCCTGAAAACGTGCAAAAAATTATATTTTGATACAAGTTAAAACGCGCCCGGCCTGCTGAGGCCGCCGCAATTAAAACGCCTATAAACACACTTTTAAGCAATTATTATTAAAAGTATTCCGGAATACAAAAAGCCCCTAAAAAGGGCCGCAAAACGCCTTATAAACATATATAAACCCGGCGCGCCCGCTGAGGCGCCCGGAATAGGTAAAACAGGAGTTGTTTATTATGATTTATGATAACTTATATATAAAAACCGTGTGCGCGCAGCGCGGTTATATGCCTACTACATACGCAGTTTTTAACAATAAAGAATTATTATATATATTTTTGACTAAACAGGAAGCCCGGCAGTATATAGAACGCCTGAAAACAGGCGCGGCCGGATCAGAAAACACCGCAGCCCCTGGAATATAAAAACATACCGCACCGCCGGCGGTATAATCTGAACAAATAAAACGCGCGTTATATAACGCAATAAAAGCCGGTTATATAGCCGCCCTATATAAAACACCTATTAAATAATAAAAGCCGTTAAAACGGCCCCTGCGGGCCGTGAACGGTAAAAAGATCATATAAAACCCGCTGAGGCTGGAAAAACTGATCCCGCAGGGGTTATTCCAGCGGCCGCCGGTTTTATGCGGAGGTTAACACAATGAAAACAGATATTATAATATTTATACTTTGCGCGGCTGGAATTATACACCCGCAACAAATAAAGCGACGTTTACAAGCCGTTTTTAGCGCTTTAAACGTGCAACCGGTATATAATAGCCCCTATAATATAAAAGCCGTAAAAATGGCATTTAAACGCGTTATAATGCCATATAAAAAGCCCGCAGCCCTGCCGGCAAAACAGAACGCCCGCCGGCCGGCGCTGATCCTGCCCGCGGTCCGGTGCGGCATCTGTTTACATAAAATTTTGGTCTAACCCGTTAAACCACCGAAAAAATTTTTGGTGTGTGTGTCATTTTCGGAAAATCCCAACCGCTTGACAGGGGAGGTTTCTATATACGGAAAAAAATTTTTTCAAAAAAAATATTTTTTTCTACCACATAATTTTGATATAAAATGTCAGAATTTTAACATTTTTATATATGCAAAAAATTTGGTGTGTGTGTCGATTTTACAAACGCTAATTCCCGCGACAGGGGAGATTTTCAGAAGGGAGATTGAATTATGAAAAAATATATCTATATCAGAGTATCATCAAAAGATCAAAACGAAGCAAGACAGTTAGTGGACGCCGAAAACCTGGGAATCCCTGAGGAAAACATCTTTATGGATAAGCAATCTGGAAAAGATTTTGAACGTCCTGAGTATCAAAAAATGGTATCATTACTTCAGGAAGGCGATATAGTATATTTCCACTCTATCGACCGTATGGGACGTTCTTACGATCTGATTATTGAGGAATGGAACCGGATCACGAAAGAGATTAAGGCCGATATTGTCATCCTGGATATGCCCCTGCTTGACACAACCACTAAAAACGCCGACTTAACCGGCAAGTTTATAGCTGACCTTGTATTACAGATACTATCCTATGTAGCGCAAAAGGAACGCGAAAACATACGCAAAAGACAGCAGGAAGGCATAAATGAAGCCCGCAAAAATGGAACTTACAGGCGAATGACCGCAACTGATGAAGAATTTTTCGAGATAAAGGAACTTGTTGACGCCGGAAAAATATCTGTATCGACAGCTTGCAGCAGACTCGGACTTAAAAGCCGTTATTCATACTACAACAGGATTAAAATATATAAGCGTGACGGAAAATTATAGGGTGTGTGTCCCTAAATCAAAATCCCCTGTCGGTTTGACAGGGGAACTTTTTTATTTATGGCTAAAATTTGGATTTATGGGTGTTGTTAATGTCTTTTCAATCGACCAACCTCAAATCATAAAAAAGCACAATTAAAAAAGGCATATCGCCCGTCTATGAGATTCCTACCATCATCCTATCCTCTCATAGATTTTTTGATTACCTTTGTGATTACCTTTTGATTCAGTTGTTCTGAAACCCTTGTAAATAGTGGGTTTCTGTGTGCGGGAGATGGGACTTGAAAAGGTGTTCAGTTACAAAAAGCCTTGTAAATAGGGCATTCCCGCTTTATTACCCTTATTACTTTTGATTACCTTTTACGAAATCGCTGACGACAAAGTATTCAATGCTTCGTTTCTCGTCTTGTTGTTATACAGATAGAATTGCCTTGATGTCTTGATGTCCGTATGTCCTACTTGGTCTATTATCAGACTTTCGGGAACATTCGCATTGATTAGATTCGTGATGTATGTTTTCCGACATTTGTGCATCGACCTGGGTTTTATTCCCAACGCTTCGCACGTTCGTTCTAATTTCCTTGTGAACGATTGCCCTATACACCGTCTGCCATTGATAGCAAATAAGTATTCACTTTGCTGATTCTGACGCTTGATCTTGTCAACAAGTTCCATCGCCACATCATCTATCAGAACAAATCTGTTTCCCGCTTCTGTCTTGGCGTTATCCTTAACTTCCCGTGTGTACTCGCCCTCTTTTACTCGATACCGTGATTCTGTCTTATTTATCCTTAAACAATGGTCTGTGACATCTGATTTCGTCAAGCTGCACAACTCACCGACTCTTAATCCGCTTCGTAAACCTAACACAATTCCATAGCTTATAACATTAGGATTATTGTTCAGCAAATGTTCGGTTATCATTTCGACTTCCTGTTCCGTGAACACATTGTCTGTACTCAACATAGGCTTGTGATGAAATATTTTACTCGACAGCCGGATTTCCGAAAAGAATGTTCTGATTGCTATATCTGTATATTTATGTTTATAAGCATAATTCCAAACCCCTATAATGATTGTTCTGAGTCCACCATATGCTTTACTCGTAAGATTATGTGATGTAATTTGAGTTTTAATGTGATATTCAAGTTGTTCCTCGGATATTGACTTGATTTTGGTATACCTCATGTTGTCATCGAAATACCTTTTGAAATCAGCCACATAACGATCTCGCGTCGCTTCGCTGATTTCTCCAAACGATATTTTCTCGTCAATCCATCGGTTGAATATCTCATTGACCGAAGGTTCGTCCGTGTAATGTTCTATAACCACATCCTCGACCTTCTCTTTTGTGGATTTCTTTATCAACCTCCTTTTTCCGCTTTCTTCAAAAATGTAGGTGTACCACTTACCGTTCTTCCCTTGCCATATGTGACAGGGGTGCTTTTTTAATATTTCTTGTCGTTTGTTTGCCATAAACGTGTTGATGATGGTAGGTGCATCTATCATACCATGCTCAAACGCAAATGACAACACGTCTGAATCCAATATGAAATTGTCAACCATACCACCATCACCACCTAATTTTTAGAAATCGTCGTCGTTCGGTTCGTTATGTATAACTTCACAGCAATTTCTCAGCATTTCCTCAAACTCAGGAAACGTGTCAACGTGTTCCTTAAGGTCTTTTAAGGATTTTATTGACTTCCTTCTGAACCCCGTATGGAATACCTCACGTCCCTCTGGATTAAAAATTGCCATGCTCGACTTTCCGTAAAGAACGCCCGAATAACCATTTTCGCTCTTGTATTTAATCGGTTTTTTGCTCATTTCAGTATCCTCACAAATCCTAATCCTTGTAATTCCAATGCCCGTAACATCCGCATACCGCATCGGAATCCTACTTCCATGTGTTGATCGCGCTGAATATCGCGATATTTTGAAATGACCTCGACTTCAACCAACTTGTCCGGCTGATAGTCGCGTGTCGGTTTCGTGTTGCCTAATAGCTTGCGCCATCTTTCGATTATCGCGTCATTATCATGCTTAAAATCGAATTTCGGCACGTTCAGAATCTTCTTGACGTCAAAACTCTCGACGTTCAACGGCACTATGTACCCGTTATAGCCGTCTACGATGCCCATTTCGGCGTTTTGTGGCAAAGGGGTAACAATTACAGGGGTACAACATTCAAGGCTCTCTAAAAGGCTATATGAGAACGCTTCGGCACCACTTAGCTGAACCAAATAATCAGCTTTTGCGATTATCGGTTTCATATTTTGCCTTGCACCGCAGAAAATCATCGACGGTGTTGCGCCCTGTAACGGCTTGTCGCCGAAATATAACCAAATATGCTCGATACCCGCTTTAGTAAGCATCTGTGAAAACAGGACACATCTGTAATCGTTGCCTAACTTGTCGTTAGCACCTATCCTTGTTGCGCTACATAGGAATAATGCTTTTTTGGTTTTCTTGCCTTCAGAAAGATTATGTATCATTTCAGAACCGTCAATCCCGAATGATTCCTGACTTGCCCTCGATACATGAACGATGTGATCGCGTTTTGTCGGTATCTCATAACCATTCTGCTTTACACAATGAACCATCTGAACACTCTGTTTGTATCCGATATTCTGTGGTATGTTCTCTAAAATGCTGTTCATAACAAGCGTGTCGCACTCAATCGGTGTGTTCGGGTTATTCTTTACGACAGGAACTATCTCGACAAGTCGCTGAAGCTGATTGTTATTGATTTCCTCACATACAACCGTAATGTCGTAATACTCAGACATATGTTTGCAGAAATTATAGATAAAGGTTTCAATGCCACCAAACTCCTTGATGTTAGCCTTATATATGGCAACCTGTGTGATTATCGGTTGTGGCAACAGTTTCATGAACCTCTGAGGTTCGCCCCTGATTTCTGATACCTCAATCGGCACAGGTGTCCTAATCTGACAGTACGGCTCTAATTCCGGCAACTGATTGTCGTAAGTGAACAACATGACTTCATGTATCTCGTCCAATTCCTTGAACTCGTCAATCAGATGTGTCATATCCTTTGTGACGGTATTGAAGAAATAACCTATACGCTTAGTCTTGCTGCGCCCCGCCAAAAACCGCTTGTATGACGAACCTGGAGTCGTGTAGCGGTAAAAATACATATAATCGGGTGCGCAAACGTGTTTTGCCCGCCTAATCTGTAAATGCCGTGTGAAATCCTCGTCCTCGGCTGCATCCTTTTTCTCGTTGAACCTTGTATCACCGATAAATGCTCTTTTGAATACTCTTGTACTTGCTGACGGATTCGGCAAACTGTCTGCATCGTTCAACAGGCGGTACATATACTTGCTATCTTCGAGCGATTTCCATGAAAGGTCCATATAGTCCCACGGCTCGTCAGAACGCCCTATAATGTACTCGCAGAAATTATCGTCTAATAAGTCGTCTGCATCCACAAAAGCCAAAATCTGACCGCTTGACAGCTTTATACCCCTATTTCGTGAATAGGAAATGCCGTGATTTTTCTGTCGGTACAATCTACACCACTTATAATCCGTCTTTACAGGAACCTTGCTACCGTCATCAATCAATATGACCTCGACTTCATCCGTAATCTGTTTATTTAAGCAATCCAAAAGTTCATACACATATGGCTCGGCATTGTAGCACGGAATAATTATTGATAACTTAATCATTGTTTTCTCCTACGCCATTAAAAAATGGATCTGTTTTCTTTTCTTGTCCTTGCACCAATAAGCGAAAAGCATTTCGCATATGAATCCTAACGCCCTGTCATGTGTAAAATCGCCGTTAGCGTCCTCACGCATAAACCGTTCGGCAATCGGAATAATCATCGGGAATAACCATTCGCAATACTCGTTCAGCACTTGTCTGTCAGTTACGAACATATTGCAGATGTTGTAGCTGTCAGATTCTTTAATCCACTTCTGAAAGTCCTCTGGAAACATCGGCACATACTTTGAAAAAACTTCGGGTGTGAGTGCCTTTGCTAACCATTTCTCTAACGTGACAGGGGTAGTATGGTCTAAAGTCGTCACGATCTCGGCATCCCGTAAGTAGTGAACGGCTTTCGCAAATGACAATACCTCACCATTTTCCTGAAAGTATCTGCGGTAATGACACATCCCGACAAAATCATCTGTCGTATTTTTCCAGATGTCGTAAAGCGCCGTGACCTCATTCAAATACGGATTCAGATAATTGATGTTGTCACCCTTATGCTCAAACATCTTGCCGACACCTATATCGACGTATCCTGTTGACGGCGCCAACAGATGCCTTAGGTATGGTCTGTGTTTAACTATGTAAATCATCTAACAATCCCCCGTATTCTTTAAAAAATCTGTCCTCGAACCTGTCAAACTCATGTACTCGCCGATAGTTGTCATCTATGGCTTCACGCTTAAGTTCATAAAATCGCTTGAAACCTATCGAGTTAATCATATCGAGAACTTTTATCACTTGCATATTGTCATGAACCTGTATCACGCCGTCCATGTTGAAATACTCGTTTATTTTCGGCGAACCTATGTATATCGGGATTACTCGGTTGATAAAGCAATTGCAGATTTTCTCGGTTATCCACAGGTTGTCTATGTGGTTTTCATAAGCTATCGAGAACATATAGTCCTGATATATCTTTTCGGGACCTACGAACTCGCCGCCGTCAAACGTACCCATTACATCGACGTGTGAAACACCCTTAAGCGTGTTTGCAAGTTCTAACCTCGCCTTATGTAACTCACACATCGTCTTGTTACTCGACACGAACGACACGTCCTTAGTCTTGACAGTTGCCGGAACTTCAGACAGACCGCCTAAACCACCACCCCATATGATAGGTTTCGCATTTTCGCACATTTCGAGCAGCTTGCTGTCATGTGTGAACACATAGGCAAATCTGCCGTAGTTCTTTTCCATGTATTCATATACCCTCGGCTGAATTGATCTCGGCTCAATAAGTAGTGCCACGCTCTTAGGCGGTATGTTGCCGGACAGACAATCATAGTCGTTATAAACGTCTATGTACGGCTCACCATCTTGCGCCCAATGGTCTTTTAAATGCTCATATACTGAGTGCATCTTTATTTTCATTGTTCCTCTCCTTCTAACCATTTTCTGATTGAAAAGTTCTGTTCGATTACACGTTTACCGCCCACAAAGTAGAAACAATCTAATCCAGGCGGTGTGTCAAATCGGTGTGCGCCCTCGACATCGAATCCCTCTGTCACCGCTTCGCTATGTGGCAGATTTAAGGCTAAAAACTCTTTTACGCAATCTGCATAGGTTTCATTCTTTGCGTGCATGAAATAGCCGATGCTGTCATAATCAACCCTTGCCTTTCGCTTATCCCAACATTCCTTGGCTTCAGCAAAGGTCTTATAGTGCTGAAATACAACCAAAATGTCATCAAGCAACCCCATAGGGTATTCTGTCGGCACATAGCCAAACATATGCTCACACATCTTTTCATGTCGCATTGACATCGCCTTACATTCCATCAGTTCACCCTTCATGTAGTAAGTAAGGTTCTTGCAGAATTTCGGAAATTCCTCAGGAAGAATCTGCAAGTTGATCGTCGGCGAACAGAACTCCATATGATAGTCTTTAGCTATACACCCGCCGAAACAGTTGTTTGAAATAATTGACTTAATCATAAATCCTCACCCCCACATACCATTTAAGCCACACAAACTCGATAATCGTACACGTCATATATCTGCGATGTATCCGTATTGTCGGGATCAAAATTAAGTCGTACAGTTCGTGACCTTTTTGAATCTCAATGTTTTTCATCCGCATCACCATCCTTTGATTCAAATTCACAATCTCACTTTTCACAGCAATATACGAAAGTGCCTTTTATTTCGACTAATTTCTTGTGAACACAGTTTTCACAATCTCTTTCTTCATTCATCCGCATCACCTCTCATATCAGCACCGCATATCGGGCAGAAATTATAACTTGCGTGTGCTTTTATTCCGCAAATAGAACAAGTCGCATTATTCATATTGTCTATATGTATCCATCCCCCCTTCTTTGTAGGTGTTACGGATGGCAAATCATACACCCATTGTAAATCTACACATCTCTGATAAGTCTTGCCCTTGCAATCTTCCTTATAACATTCTTTAGACTCGCATATGTGGTTTAATACTGCTTCTCTGCTTATAGCATCCTCGCACTCAGCAAGTTTTGGTTGAACGGATGGCATCTGTCTTAATTCGGTTGCCAAGTCATCTTCTTTTGTGTGACCAATCCACCATCCTTCAACAAGTTCTATTACCGCCTGTCTGCTTATCGCATCCTCGCAAGGCTCAATTTCTTCTGCACCCCATTCTCTCTCAAGTTTTTCAATTGCTTCATCAAATCCCTTAAGAGAATCTTCAGCTACAATAATATATCTCCTAATCATCCTTCATCCCCCTCTCTCCATAATTCTGACTTCTTAACTTTGCTTTCTATACTTGCGACTACGTTCGGTAAGTATTCCACATAATCATCATCCTTGCAGACCTCTTTACAGATTTTCATTTCTCTGCTCATGGCACTTAGGAATATTCTCTTTTCTAAATCGGTAAAGTGTGGCTGTGATTCAAGTAATTTACTGATTGCATCAGATACTTCTGCGTCAATTTCTGCTCCGAAACTTGATTTCGTGATTTCTTCCAACTTGGCAATTTCACTTTCTGTTAACTCAATTATCAGCTTCATTCCTTATCCTCACTTTCTGCCTTGTACGGCTCTGGTAGTGGCATCCATGCAATAACTTCAAGAGGGGGATGTACAAAACCATTATTTTCACTTTCATTATGATTCCAAATTACTATATCAACTATATCTTTACCAAACATTCCATCCATAGATACAAGATAACCGCCATCTTTTTTGGGTAACCTCTCGCTACATGGAATCCACTTAGGCTGTGATTCAAGTGCCTTGATAGCCATTTCTATATCATCACTTAATATCTTGATTGCTTCACTTTTCGTCATTCTGCACCTCCACATTTACCTTTCCAAATATAGTGTCAAGGTCATCAATCGTATATCCATTATCTGCAAGGATTTTTCCAACTTTGTCAAATATGGCTCGGTACTTTTTCAACTCTCTCAGCCACTCTGCAAGCTGTCTATGTTCTTTAGCACGGTCAACATAATGTTCACAATTTGGATTACCTTCTTTACTCCGTAACCAAATTACTTGTTTTTCATATTCTTTTGCTACTTCCTCACAATGCTTTATTGCTTCATCTATCGTCATTCTGCTTCACCTCCTATCTTAAGGTTCCATCAGTTTCTGCATCTATTAATCTCATTCTTTATTCTCCTTTTCGTTGTCTAATCTGTTCTTCCTTTAGCTTCTCATAAAGCATCCGATACACTTCTCGCTGAACTTCAAAATCCTTTTCCGACAAATCAACATCCTCAACCCATTTACAATGCTTTTCAAACTCCTTGCGCTGACGGAACAGCGATATGTGGTTCTGTGTCACCCTGATTATCTGTGTGGCAACTAATACTGTTACCATGATTGTTAGGTATGTGTTCATTTTGTATCACCTTCTTCCAAATCCCACCCATATGTCAGTTGAATACTTTATGGCATGGAATCTATCTAAATCTCTGTCTTTATTCACTATCATGTTTTCTCTTATAAATTTTAAAAAATCGTTTGATAATTGATGTATGGCTTCAGCTTCTATTACTTCTTCTCCATATCTTTCAATTTCCTCTAAAGGAAAAATCCTATACGATCTTAAATGCTCTGTGGGAATATCTGTAATTCTATAAAACTCTCTAATCGGCTGATTTTTTATAAAATCAAGTTCTTTTTTCAACTTCTTCGCTTTTTGTCTTGCGTTCATTCTGCATCACCTCGTTTCTATGAGTCACAACTTCATCCTCAACTATCTTGCTACATAGCATTATCTTTGGAATAAGAACCGCAAGCGCATCCACAAGTATTTCATCCTCGGAATAACAATCAAGTCCGGCTTCATGTAGAAATGCGTGTATAATCTCATGGCGCATCGTCTTATATTTCGCACCTATCTTGACATCCTTTTGGTTGAAATAATCTTGATTGATTCTGATTACCTTCGTGTATCTGTCGCACTCGCCTATATTGTCGGCATCTTCCATAGCTGAACTTGAACAACATACAATGTCATAAGCTGTGCCTAAAATATCAAACATCATTCTGTATCACGCTCCTTATCTCTTGCTATCTTAATAGCTTTATCTTGCTCATATTGTTTTCTTGCTCTTTCCCATGTTGGATATTCAAAAGTCTTATATGAACAGTTTTTACAAATCAAAAACCATACGTCTTTATAGATAATGTGGATGCTCCTAATCTCTGCTCCACACCACGGACACCGTTCAATTTCTGTCAATTTCATTCCAAATACTCCTTCCGCTTAGTCTTATTCCTAAAGGTTTTCATCTTCTTTGCGACCAACTTCACACGCTTGGTCGTATAAGTCAGCATCCACACATTCTTGTATTGCACACCCGCATTGAGTGCTTCTTGATGGCTGTTGCAAAAGATGTCAAGGTGTTTCCAACCGATGCCACCGCCTGTATCTTCTGCAACGTATCCCTTATATTTTCCGACCTGTAAGTGTGTGCCATACTTGATTAACCTCGGATTCACACCAACTGTTCTTCCGGCTGTTGGTTTCGTACCACTTGCGGTTACTTTTCCACCACCTACACCACAGCATCTTGCGCAAGGACAATAGTGCGTACAATAGAATTTACCCAGATATGTCCGTTTCTCGACTTTGATTGTTACCCATTTTGTCTTGGCATACGTCGGCACGGAAATCTGACCGCACAACATGATCGCGACCAACATTATCGTTATTATCTTTTTCACTCTCTCACCTACCATTTCAATTTCTGCTCACATTTATGGCATCTATCCTGATACATGAACACCGTTTCCCCACAATGCGGGCAGCCATAAAATATCCTTATGATTTTTCGCCCGTCCATGTATCCGTCATTATCCTCATACATTACAACCTTTTTCGGTTGGTCTATCTCACTCATTGTCATTTATGATATATACCTCGACTTTCCTACGACCTATGTTGTAGGCTTCATCTAAGCTGCCTACGAACAAATCAATAACACCCTTACCCATACCGCCTGTATCATGGACATATCTCGTTCCGTATCCCTCAATAAAAATCGTCTTATGCCATAATTCTGAGTTATTACAAGCTACTGTCCATCCGACTTGCGGATAAACACCATCAGCGCACGGATTTCCTGTTGCTACATATGCTGTGAGGGTATATTCCCCCAAATATGTCATTTCAGGCTCTTGTTCCTCGGTTGTTAGCGGTTCGGGTGTCGCTAACACGACTTCCTTTACCACAGGTGGATCAATAAAAATTTTCTCAGGCACTTCCTCAACCATCGTTGATTGCTCATACTCAACTGTGTATTCCTGTTTCGTGAGGACACCAGCTGTACCCTCTGGAATCAAGCTGACCTCTAAAAGCACGACTAAAAACGTCAGAACGCCGAATATCGTAATCAATGTTAAGTTGCTTATTTCTTCCTTTTCGCTGTTTTTCATGACCTCATTCCTTTATCACTAAAATGTCGTCTATCTTGCAGCCGAATATCGCTGACAAGTGTACTAATCTGTCAGGACTCGGCATTATCTCACCACGGCACCATTGATATATGTTCGTGGCGCTTGAAACTCCTAACAACTGTTGCAACTGACTTACTGTTATGTGGTGTAATCTCATTAGGCGCTTTATATTCTCGCCTGTTTCGACCTTATCTATGCTCGGTAAGTTCGCCATGTTATACCTCCTTGTCAATTAACCCCATCTTTGTTTGCTCAGAAATTTTCTGAATTACGTCCTTAACCTCATTCGGCAACTGTTTATATTCCTGTGATCGTTTTACCTCGACTTTGTAGCTTCTCATGAAGTTCGATTGAATGACCGTGTTTACCTCGTCCATATCCAGACTCGCCCACTCACGAAGTATTGACGGATTGCCGACAGCCTTTTGGCACTCAACAGGAAGTGCGTCAAACTCTTTCTGTGAGTTATATGCCGAATTGCAGATTGCTTTATAAACCAACGACCATGCTTCGCCCTCATTCATGACCTCAGGACTCACTATCTCAGTAGCAAGTTGCCGGATGTCTGCGATTGTCGGCGGGAACTTATTTGTTGTCATATACTTATGGATTGCTGTCTGACATATTTCATATGGAATATCTTTTAAAAGTTCGTACCATACCATCATCGCATCGGTATCTGCTATAAACCTGGGATCGCTATAAACAGCTTTCATAGCTTTGGCGAGAACTGAAAATTCTGATTTTGTCACTTAATCACCCTCTTTCAACCATTCGTCCACAACATTAAGCCTGTTATGGATTGCATCAATGTATGCTGAACCGCTACTCTTTTTATCCTTTTTCTCTAACAGGTCCCATATAATGCCCTGATAGTTACGTTCCATACATTCCTCAATAACTTTCCCGACTTCTTCTTCCGAATAAGCCAAAAGCATCTTGTCAACTTTATTGAGTAATCTTGATAAACCCATAGCTTTATATGAATTACCTTTTTCTCTTTTATATAAAAACCAATCTCTTAATATATTAGATATATATGTACTGTAATTATGTTCTGTAATATTCTTGTTAATAATATCTAAATAAGAATTAGAATTAGAGTTAGATATATTATTAGAATTAGATATATATTCTTGTTCGCTAACATTAGATTTACTGTTAGTTTTACCGTTAGATTTACTGTTAGTTTTACAAGCTATTTCCTTTTGTTCTTGCCTGTATTTGCGCATATATTCACGCTGATAATCACGTTTATTTTCCAATTGATCTAAACTTTGATGCTTACCCCAATTAGGTATAGTTATTACGTTGTCGACAATTTCAATCATTCCGAATTGTTCAAATGTTTCTAATGCCATTTTTACTGTGGATTCTTTTCGTCTAAAGATAGTCGCAAGCATCTTGTCGGTATATGCAACCTTGTCATTAAGCATAAATACACCATGATTGTTTATTTTTCCGGCAAGGCATAATAGTTTGAACCAAATAACGATTATCGAATCCGCTTCGGGCAAAGTTTCAATCAAAAGGACCTTTTCATCATCAAAAATATCAGTTGTAATTTTTATCCATTTAACATCAGCCATGACCTACTCTCCTGTGTTCTGACATATAGTGTCCTCAATCTCATTTATATGAAGTTCCATTCCTCTACTATGAACTAATGTCGTGTGAATAAACGGCAACATATCTGAAATTGAATCAAATGCAAAATCGCAAGGTGTCGCAAAATCCTCATTCCATTTATCCTCAGGTAAAATTGAAACCATGTATCCCATTTATTACTCCCCTTTCTATTGTTATCCAGGAAATACGGTTCTCCCGTACCGTTCCATTTCCGTTTGTGTCATGTCAATTGCGCCGTTGTCATCCGGCATCTTGTATTCGTTCAGAAAATCCTCGAACTTCTCAACAGCCTTTTGTTGATTTTTTGTTGGTGGATTGTTCTTAGTCGTGTATTCAAGGTGTTTCTCGAATAGATGTGACACCTCACGACTTGCATTTTTATGCCCTTGTTTTAAACCATCGCGGTACCCTTTTTGCGGTCTGAACTCGTTTATTTTCTCTTTTCCTTTGCCCTGAGAACCGCTTGTCTTGTTGTATCTCGCCTGATAACCCTGTTTCATATATTGCAAAATCCAATATTGCTCCATTTCGTCAAGGTCTTTAGGCGAGTAATGTTTGAAATTGAGTCGCCATCCGTACGGGTTATCCTCGGAATACCACTTTCTCTTGCGTAAACTCAGGTCTATATGTTGAAAACCCGTCATGTGGCTGCACATCCGACTCAGCAACTTAACAGCCTGTCCGATGTAGTAATAATTGATTCCGTCCTCGTCTGTTCTCGTCAGAAAATAAATACCTGGACCATCATCAATTTTCGGACAAATTTTTTTGATCTCGGCTCGATATTTCTGCTGAACCGCATAAACCTGTTTGTAGTTTTTATAAGCCATTAGAACACCTCTTTTTTCTCATTCTGAGCATATTTTTATAACGACACTTTTCACAGCTTTTATAATGCGTGTCCGTCAAAGGCTGTCCACAAGTTATACACAGATGATTTTCGGCTCTCAATATGCGTCTATACCTTGCGGATTGCCTTGTTTTTTCGGCAAACTCAGGATGATTTTGTTTGTAATAATTGCTATACTCCCATGACTTCGCCCTACATTCGGGACACATTCTCTCGTCGCCAAATAACTTGTTTTTGCCATGACAATAGGGGCATTTGCCGATTGACCTATAATATTGACGGATTTCGGTTTCATATGTCATGTCATCACCGCCTTTTTAACGGAACGGCAACTCGCCTAACTCAGCTTCGGTCGGAATGTCCATAAAACTGTTCTCAGGCGCTTTAGGTGGCTCATTTTCGGCTTTTTCCTGTTCAGAGGTATTATTTACCGTCTGCGCTGAAAAATCGGCAGAATCGCCTTGTGCGGACTCAACGTCAGATTTGCGCAACTTAGGAAATTCGATCTCGTCACAAACGACCTCTGTCGTGTAGACTTTTCCGTTCTTGCCATCGTATGAACCTGTCTGAATGTGACCTTTAACCTCAATACCTTTACCGCGTCCGAAATATTTATCCACTACGTCAGCGTTTTTTCCGTATGCCACGCAGCTTATGAAGTCTGCTCCGGCATTTTTGCCTTTTCTCTGACACGCAACGCTGAAACGTGCCATTTTCATATCCTCGCCGTTCTTCGTCTTGATTTCCTTAACATCAATGTCACGGCTGATAAATCCACTTCCTGTCCAATTGTTCATGTTGTTTCTCCTTTAAAATGGTATTTCGTTCAATGAGGTTTCTAAGCCTTGTTTCGCGTACATAACCTCGATGTACTCAGGCAGAACCTCGCGTATATTTTTCATAGCCAAATCGCGATCAAGTGCATCTGACCTCGACATATGGCACAAAATCACTTTTCGCAGATTCTTCTTAATCGTGCCTAAAAACTCGATAACGGTCTTTTCCTCGGCGTGACCTAATACTGTGTGTGTTCTGTGTTCATCTATATCGGTTATCCTGTCGGATTGATAATTAAGTTCCACAAGCGCTATGTTTATGCCCTGTTCTGATAAGTTATAGGGAACATACTCATAGTCCGTTATGTATAAGATTTTCTGACAGTCTACGCTTATCAGATAACCGCAATTTGGACACCCGTTATGCGGAAGTCTAAAGCTGTCAACCTGAAAGCACCCCAACTTTGTCCTTAACCTCGGTTTATCGCTCTCATATGGTTTCCAGACAGGGCAGAAATTTGATACCTTCTTAGCACTTAAACTGTGATCGGATTCAAGAGTGGGAATGTGTGATAACACAGCCAACTACTTTTGCTATGTCGTAGTTAACCATTTTCTTTATGTCGCCTATCGGCAACCCCGCATCCAACAGCAATATTTCACCGTTGTCAGCTTGCAGAAAATATGCGTTACCCTTACTTCCTGTTCCGGCACATCCCAACTTCATCTAATCACCCCCTCTCATAATCCGGCTCCTTAAGACCTAAGATTTCATAATGGAAGTCACAGAAATTTGTATCAATTAGTCGCAACATAAATATCTTGTTCCAAAACCTGTGTGCTATAATGTTGGTTCTGACAATCCTCAAATCGTGCCATTTGCACCTATCTCTTCGGTATTCGCCTATGATGTATTCTGTACCGATACCTTTTCGCCTGTACTCAGGAAGGATGTAAAAGCTGTCCACATAGTCATCATCGAGCATTAGAAACCCGACAGCTTTACCTTCATAAATGACGGGTCGTGTTTCGAGATTATCCACGATCAGTTCTGCACAATATGAGTCAATTTCCTGTCTGAACGATTTATACATTTCTTCAAATTTGCTCATACTTTCCTCTTCCTCATTTCCTTCAGAATATCCTTAAGAGTCTTGCTGATTTCCTTTAGGTAGTACGCATCAGGATTCAGCTTTTCGCTAATCTGTGATTCTTCCTCTAATTGCTGATAAAACAGATTTACCGGCTTTTCTTCCTCTGGTGGTTTAATATCAATCATTTGATTGCTCCTTGTATCCTAAGATTGCTGACGCGGGATAGCTGATTTCAATAGCTTCATTGGATGAAATGCGTATGCAACCGACGTCATCAGGAATATCTATTCCAACCGAACGAACTCCAATAATGTTAAATACATCGCATTGTTCCTGACTTATTCGATACCATGTGTCGCTTTCAAAGTGTCGTGCTAACACAATCATATTTTCATATCCGTTTTTACCCCAAAACCCGTTATATTTTTCGTGTGTTGGAATAATTAGAAACTCGTTAAATATCCCCTCAACGCAAAATTCCGCGTTATCAATCAGTTCTTTAAGATGTTTTATCATCCTCATTCTCCTTTAACTTTTCAGCCAAACCCATAATCGTACCCGTGAACTCTTTGCATATGTCAGCATTGATGTCGGCAGCATCCTGTGCTAATTTGTCATGCACCAACTCGAAAGCCTTACGCATAATCCCTAACTTCTCGTCATTCATCTGCTCCGCTGTCGAGTCAATCATCGCTTTAAGTATCATCACCGCACCGTAGCGGTCTGTCATGTCGTAGTTACTCATTGTGATTCTCCTTCCTTACATAAGGCGTTTTCGCTATATACGGATCATGCCACCATATACATTTGCCACCACATTCAGGGCAAGTGCATTTAATATTTGTTTGAGTATATCTTTTGTGACACAGTTGACATTCTGCATATATATTCGCACTATAGCTTTCAAGCCTTGGATATTTACTCATATGGTTTCTCCTTGTCTGAAATCTTCTTATAAACATCTTCCTTGCCATCAAACAGTTGCCCCATAATCGCGACAAGTACATTTACTACTATCGAGTTTCCGGCTTGTTTATAAAGTTGCGTGTTTGAATTAACCTGGGCGGCCCTGTCAAAATCTTCATCGTTTTGATCCATCAATCTCCAACACTCTCTTGGAGTCAATTTTCTGATTCTGTACTCTGTTTCCACTTTACAAACTTCACTCCTTTCGGCTGTTAATGTTGGTGTGACATCACCATTTTCTTGGACTCGTCCTCGCCTTGTATTGCTGTCGGGATAACT